TAATTGTTACAACCTTTAATTGACCGCTAGTTGAAGCATTGTCTCTAACCACAGCATTGTCTTCACTAGTTTCCCAGTCTCTGGGTACTGGAATATAATTTGTAGAATCAAATTTTACAATGTCACTCGGTTTAATTGTGTACAGATATTTCCACAAATATCCATCTCCACTGTCACCCGCAGCTCTAGGTTCTAAATCGGTAAATGTAGGTTGATCAAGAGATGGTCTACCATTTGGATTCTCCGGATCAGTTCCATTATACAAACAGATATAGACTTTAAAATCTTCATTTACAACATAAAAATTTGAAGAGTATAAATTAGTTGCTCCCGAAGGTTTTGAAGTATTTGTTCTGCTTATGTCATGTCTATACATATCATAAGTTGTTCCAGATGTCCAAGTAATTTTTCTTACTACTTGTTTGACATCTCCATTCTGTACTTTTTTCAAAGCAATAATAGTATCCCAATAGTCATTCTCTTCATCGAAATTATCTTTGGGAGCAGGTGGTAAAGAATCCCAATTTGACTGATAATCTGTAGCATTGGGGAGACCAACAAAAGCATAAAAAGAATTTGTGTCTGTTGTGGCCGCAGACACAAAACTTTTAGCATTTAATATTCTTAATTGATCAGTTATAATTGCCGACATTTTAGGGTTTTTTATTTATTTATGAGTTATAATTTAAATATCTTAAAGGATTTATTCTTTCAATAACTGGTGAAGTGGAAACACCAAGTAAACCATTGTTATATGAAGTGAAGGTTTGTGGATTAGTTCTACCAGAAACCTCAATCTTTCCCCAACTGTAATTTCCATAGAAATTGCTATATCCAATTCCGGATAATCCATTATAATCACTAACACTTACTGTAACTTTTGCTACTGCAGTAACACCTGCACCAGGAACTGATGTTTGTGCAATTGATACATTAGATACTTCATAAATGTTGTCTAAGAAATTAGTTCCAATCCCAACTGTAGAACCATCTTGATATAGTGATGTTACTCCATTACCAACATTAGATGCACTAACAATAAAATAGTATCCAGTTTGTATAGTGCTAACAGTAATTGCTGTTCCAACAATTGAACTTTCTCTCAAATAAGAATCTGTAGGTATAAACAAATCAAATACTATTCCTGTAGATGCAACTCCAACAGATACTGTACTTACTCCAGTAATAATTCCAAAATCTCCACTATAAGTTACATTTTCAATCTCTTCAATTACAGATGATGGTGTCTCGATAAGAACTACTGGAGGATTTGAAGTAGTGTAACCAGTTCCAGGAGATGAAACTGAAATTGAAGAAACAGTTCCATCTATAGAAATTGTAGATGATGCTGTTGCTCTCTGAGTGCTTCCAAGACCAACTGGATTTGAAATTGTTACAGATGGAGATGTCGTATAACCAACACCACCATCAGAAATAACAATCGAAGTAATAGTTCCTGCAGAAGAAACTACGGCGGTCGCAGAAGCTCCAACAATTAAGTCTTGACTGATTATTCTAATTTTGGATTGAATTTGACTTGTGGTATTTTCCTTGTCACTGTCAAAGAAAGTTTTTACACTTTCCACAAAAATCGTGGTAGATCCAATTCCAACACTTTGGATAATATTTGTTGTTGGTTGTATTAGTGGTTCATATTGAACTCTATCTTTGGCAACATAACTTCCTTGTATGAATCTATCTTCAGTTTGTCTGCACCATATGACAGGTCTTTCATATGTTTCATTTAATGAAATGCCAGGGCCAGCATATGGATTTGTAAATACACTATCAGTTGAATTTACATTAGTTACTATTCTTGAATTTTCCTTATATAATAGATTATCATCATTTAATCTTACAGTATCTCCAATCTTTACTGTTTCTAAAATATCAACATTGGAAGTATCAACATCACCTGTTCCCTTATAAAAAATAATATTACATTTATCACCAACTTTTGGTGGAGATGCAAAAGTTATATAACTTCCTCCATTAAATGTGTAAGCTTCTCCAGGAACTTGTAATATGTCATTTAAAAATACGAGAAGAGTGGCTTCAACATTAATAAGAGAACCAAGTTTCGCCCGAATAGAAGTCTGTTGACCATTGATCCTGATTGGGAACGATCTCGACACGCCATCAAATAGTTCTTCTGGACTATCAATTACTTGAAGATCTCCAATTGTCCATGCAGAGAAAGTATCACTTTGAACTTTATCGACAAAGATTTGGAATTCCTCAAATGCAAGTGCAGTATTTGTTGGTATGCCTACTGTACCTCCTATTGATACTGTCAGAATTTCTCCTTGTCCATATCCATAACCCAAGTTTTTGATTTCAAAATCAATCACACTAGATCCTTGTCCAACTACAATATCAACTGTTGCATTAGATCCTGATCCCTGGACAGAAGATGAACTATAGACTAAAGGAATATTTGAATATGATAATGGAGAATCAAAGTATACAAAAGGTGCATTGGTATTTGTATATCCAGTTCCAGGATTTGTAATTGCAACTCCCGTTACATGGCCATCTATTATGGTAGCGATACCAACATATTCAACATCGACAATTCCAAGACCTCCAGTATAAACACCAACATTTACAGTTTGTATTCCTGATCTATATCCAGAACCACTATTTCCAATACTGATGGAAGAAATAGTTCCAGCAATTGAAACAATTGCTGTTCCACCCGCAGACACTAACGGTTGATATCCAAATCCTTCGGTAGATCCAACGGAAACAATAATTCCACCAACAGGAACATTGGATGTATTAATATCACTTGATGTAGATGTAATTGATCCTGTAAATTGAATACTAGTAATTCCTACACTTTCTCTAAGTGTATAATCTCCTTCGATATTAATTAATCCACCCAATCTTTGTGGCTGTTGGAATATTTCATTTATCAAAACAACAGCATTACTTGTAGATATTCCTCCAATATCTGTTCCAGAAACTTTTAATGTAAATTCTGTAGACACTCCAGTAAAATCAGAAGAAATATCATCATAGATGTAGTTCTTGGAGTATGGTTCTACTGAACTATTTTCTATAGAGGATCTGATGAAAGATCTACCACTAAAGGTGGAACTTGTGGTAATTCCAAGATAATCTCTTTCACTTGGTGGATTAGTTGCAGTTCCAATAGGTACACGACCATATGGTGCAGAAGCAAAATTAATAATATTGTTTACGATATTATAATTGCCATAGATTTTGGTAACTAATGTTCCCGAGGAGTGTGTAGTTAATCCAGTTCCCATCCACTCTCTTTCTACTAAGAAAGCGTTTGTGCTACCAAATCCTACACTATTAATCCTGACTATTTCATCACCAATTTGAACTAAGTCTCCACCAAAGAAAGAAGTAATTCCAGTAAATTTAATAACATCATCTATTGTTAATATATCTTCAGCAACTGTAGATGTAACTGCAGTTGCGACTATTGGAGACTGTATTACATTATCAATTCCTACAATAACTCTAGAGTTTTGATTTTTAGCAACAAATGTATGAGTTGTTCCTATTCCTACTGAAGTTAAATCGTAAACTATTGGAACAGTTTTGAGTGCATTTTCTGAAGAAGAAGCTAATTTAATTCTCAAATTGTCTATTTTTACTGCATATACTGTTGATGGCAATTTATCTGTAGTGCCAATACCAACTATTCCCGTATCTACTGTGGATATTCCAATTGCCTGAGATGTTCCTGCTCCCGCATTTATGTAAGTTAGTTCTTCACCTGTTACATAAAAATGATTAGGAACTATGATAGTATTATCCGAGACATTAACTACTCTATCAGCACTTCCATCAAAGACCCTTTCAAATATTTGATTGCCATTATGAAGTAAATTGAATGATCTCTTGATATCAGTAAATGTTCCTCTATAAATTCCACTTCCACTATTAATTGATGCATTTATTAGATCTATTTCGTTGAGACTGTTGCTATTATCAAGAACTCTAAGTGCATTTTGAAAAACTCTAACTTGTGCATCAATATCGGGATTTGGGGTAAAATAAAGTTCGGTAGTTCCGTTTGTGACTCCAACTCCAATTGATCCCAATGTATTATTAGTTACAATTTCACCAAACTCAGTAATTGCAGTTGTAGTGCCAGCAGTTGCAACAACCACTTCGGAAACTTGATATTCATTGTTTGTAGTATCTTCTACACATACAAGATAATATGCACAACTATATGGATCACTGTAAGTCGCAATTACATTTTCAACAGGAGAAGATGTTGATCCAATTCCCGTATACAAAGAATTGAGAAGAGTCGTATTTAAAGTAACAGTTCCTACACCAGTTGACTGTGTAGATGCAACAGAAATTCTAACGGAGTCAACTGTTACAGTTGAAGCTAAAGAAGTATTTGGAGTAAATTCTAAAATTAAGTTAGATCCAGAAATACTTGCACCAAAAGTTCCTATGCCATAACCAGTATCATTAGTTATTCTTCCATACTCCAATAATTCAACAGTAGAATTATCATGTAAAACAGTAAATTCATTAAATTCGTAGTATGAGTTAGAATCATCACTCAGTTCAACAATTAATTTGGAAGCTCTATATGTTGATGCAATTCCTACAATTGTAGTAGCTGATGATGTTCCAGGTGCCAATGATACATTTGATGTCTTCACCTGAACAATATCACCAAAATCTTGAGTTCCAATTCCAGCTGCAGAATCTCTCATATTATATGAAACATGGCTAATATCAAAATTGTTTACAGTATAATCAACAGGATAAAACTGCAATAATCCTTCGTCGCCAGAGATAGCATAATCAAAGGATCCCATATCCGCTACAGTTTCAACTCTTCCATATTGACTAATATATGCATTTGAATTGTCATTAATCAAAGTAACTAATAATATCTGCCTTTCGCCAGTAAACCTTCTATCTCTTACATATGTAATAAATTTTCTAGATCTTCCTAAATTTAATTTAAAAGTATCAACTATACTGTATTGTGTGCTTCTAGGATTACTGTTGAATTCATTACTAATATCATCAATGATAAGAACTCTATTTCCTACAGATTCAATGTAATCTTGAAGTATTCTAGTGTTAAAAATTATCTCTTTAGAAATAACTGGAGTTATATTTAAAGTCTTTTCTGTTGCCAAATCGAAATCATTTACACAATTAGTATCAATTGTGGATATAATGTCTGCAAGACCTACAAAATCCCCACTATTTTGTTCCGTATTAATACCAATGTTTTGATCATCTTGAGACTCAACAATTAAATCACTGAATTTTTTAAATCCTGCAGTATGATTCAAAGAACTTACAGGATTATTCCAGTCTTCATATTCTATCTTGGACTTGAGAGAATATGAAAAATACTGATAATAGTCATTATCATGCAATCTCTGAATGCTATTGTTTAAGAATCCTGTTTCAAGTTCCCAACCTTTTCTTACAATAGATGATGAGTCTACATTGTAAGAAGAATTATAAGTCTCTACAGATTCTATAATTCCTTCAGAGAAAGAAGATTGACCTATTACTTTGTTGTTTACCTCAAATGTATCTGATGAAGAAACTCTCAATAGTTCATTATTTGGATCCCAATTTTCAACTTTTCCTAATGAAGATCCAGATTTAATGATCTCATCCTTAAAGAAAACATTTTTTGCAAGTACAGGATTAAAAATTGGGAAATATTTTTCTGGAACGACTACACCAGATGAATTAATAGAATCAAATACACCAGGATTCTCATCGGATTGTAAGTATTCGGATAGATTAAATGTAATAGTTCCGTTTGCTCCACCAATGTTTGGATCTATTGAAGTTAAAGTAAATAGTGAATAATTATATGAAGAAGAATTATATCCTTTAGAATCAGTTCCTACTCCAACTGAAACATTTTCGATTAGTATTTTGTCACCAACAGCAAATGGATATGAATTTGCATCACTATAACTTACGGCCAATCCAACAATTACATTTTTAGTCACAGAATCAAATGTTATAGAGTTGATTCCTACCCCATTAGAATTGTTTATTGGCAATATTGATGGAGAAATATCACTAATTCCTTTAGTATTCTTTAATATTGTAACTTCATTTGAATTTAAGTTAAATCTTAAGTCCACATCTTGAATTAACTCTCCAGTCAATCCATCGAGAACTATGAGATCTGGAGCAATAGAATAATTTCTACCAGTGGAAGTAACACCAATGCTCTCAAATGTATTAAGTGGCTTAATTTTTATTATTTGTGGAATTTGAGCGATAGGTCTCAAACTTCTGTCTGCGGGGTAATCAAATCCAATGTCAAGAATTTCGACTTTATCAATTCTTCCAATATTTTCAGAAGATACTCTCAGTACTGCATCTGAACCAAATTCAGAATTAATGTTTTTAATTGATGGTAAAGATTTATATCCTTTTCCTGCAGAGGTAATTCTAACTTCAGATATTTCTCCAAATACAGATGGAGAATTTGTAGTATACGATAGTGCAGCCTCAGTGGAAAGGTATCCAGATCTTTCAGGAACAACGGAAACGCTAAAAGAGAATGTTGTAGACCCTATTCCACTGATAACCTGTTCTCCAGAATACACACTATCTTTTATAAAAATAGTATTATTATTATTGATTTGAGTATCAGTTACAAAGTTTAGTTTTTCTGTTGGAAGATCGCTTTGATTTATTGGATTTAAGTTGTAGAATAAAGTTTGTGGAACATTTTCATCTATGAATAATGTTAATTTCGCTGTACTATCAATACCAATTCTTCCACTCTTAATTACATTAAATTTTGATGTGTTAGAATTAAAGAACGGATACTTAAATTTGGGATCATAGTATAGATTAAAATCAAATGCAGAATAATTAATTGAATTTTTAGTATAAGATAGTGATGAATCAGATAGATCAAATATAATACTTTGATTTTTAAATACAGTAAGACTTGGATTTACTAATGATAGTGATCCTAAGGAAGTTGATGAAATATCTACGAATATTGGATTTAAAATCGTAGCATTGTAATATGATTCAGATAATCTAATATTATCAGAGTCAACAACCACAATATAGTAAATATGATTATCAAACAAACCTCCAGCTGGAGATGTTGATGTATGCAAAACTGCATCTCCAGTGGAATATTGGTGGTTGCCAATGAATATTGTATTTAAAGTAGTGTTTACATCAGATCCAGTAAAATCCTTTCTATTAAAAGTTAATAATCTTCTTTTATCATTATATACAATGTTATATGTAGTGCTAACCCCAGACAGACATGAAATATTAACGGTATCATTAAAAAGAAGACCATGTGTTGATGATGTTGAGACAGTTACTAAATTCTTAGAAACTCTACCAGTAACCACATTATCATAATTTGTAGTGAAACTATGATATTCTCCTGAACCTACACTAGTAAGATACAAAGTATTAGTAAAAGTTGAACTATCAATTCCAACAAATGTTCCTGTTGATCCTAGTCCAACTCTAGATGTTGCAATTTCAATTAAATCATTGGATATTTTTGCAACATACAATGATTGATTTTCTGTAAGTGTTGTACTTGTAATGCCATCTGTAGAAACACCGATGGATGTTCCTCCATTAGAAGAATAAATTATTTCTGTTCCAGTTTGTAAATTGTGATTTTTGAAATAAATTGATTTGGTAGGAACGAACAGTGCTGTTATTCCAACACCGGGATTGGAAAAATATAAAGTAGATCCTATTCCGACTCCAGATATAGTTCCTATTCCAAGAGATTCTGTTGGGTTAAAATATAGTGTTCTATTATAATTGTAGTTAGCAGAAGAAACTCCACTATTAACAGTAAATTTCCTATTTTTCGAATACAAAACTGTTGATGCAGTGTGAGAACTTCCAACAGTGGAATCAAATTCTCTAAGAACTCTAATTCTAGACGAATCATAGTCAATATTTAAAACTTTTACTTGTTCGGAGCCAAGTTCAAATATATCATTTTCTATAACATAAGGATATGCAAGAGTTCCATAAACAGAAAAATATGTGACAATTCCAGTTGTAGAAGTTGATCCAACAGAAGTTTGTAAAACTAGGGTATCTGTTCTTACACCAATAGAAAATGATTGTTCTAATCCAGTGTTGCTCGTACTCAATCCACTGATATTAACAATGTCAGAGTTGATCAATCCATGAGGTAAAGATGAAAATCCAATAAATGTATTATTAGATAAAAATGGAACAAATTGAACATTTAAAATATTCGTACTCTGAACACTTATCTCATTTATATCTTTACCTTTAATAGAAGAAACTTTTGCAAAAGCTCCTGTTCCAAAAGTTCCTTGATTGTCAAAATTTATAGTGTCATCTACTTTATAATTTTTTCCACCAGTAACTATTCCAATAGAATCTACAAATCCTCTTCCAGAATACCTAATTATTGAATTATTTTCTTTTATCTTATTTGGATCTAAAATGTAATCATAATATGTATTTTTATTTGAGAGGCCATATGGAGTAGTATTTCTAAACCATCCTTTTGCATTTATATCGATGTCATTTTGATTCCATTTTGAATCAAAATTCTCAGAAATTTTTTCAGATTTAAAAGAATTTCCAATAAAATATGGAAAACTTGGTTTCTTATATCCCTTAAATGGTTGAGAAGATTCTATGCCCTGATCAATCGTTGCAAAATATGCATAAGTACCATTTGGAAATTCTGGAGTAACACAGAATCTTCCATTATGTTCATCTAGATCGCCAGATGCATTATATTGATAGTCTTCAACAAAAAATCCTAATGGATATGTTGAAGATGATGGTCTATTTTCTGCACTAATTAACTCATATCCAGATTTTAATTGCTTTATTGAACCACCAGTAGAAAAAGAATATGCATATGGACCATAAATTGGATTTCCATCATACGCCCATCCAATAATTGGCGAATGGTAAGATGAATTAACTTCAACATTATTTGAAATCGATAAATCTGGAAAATATTTTCTAACTCCACCAATTAATCTTGATGAGTACACAGATTGTCTAAACTTTCTAGGAGCATATAAGTGACAATATTCGAGTTCGTTATCACTGTTTATTCCATTAGAAACAAATCCATCATCTGCTGTAATTTTATTAGTTTGTAAATATTTTTCTACTAAGTTAATGGTCCATTTTTTCGCAAAAGATGTAAATTTAACTCCAGAACCAGAAGCAACTACTCTAATTTTTGTAGAACCACGAACATATCCGGATCCTCCAGTTATTACCTTAACTTCGGTTAATAACCCATCCTGCAATACTGGAGTGAGAAGGGCTCCCTGACCAGGCCCATCAATAACTAAGTCTGGAGGAGAATTATATCCAGAACCTGAACTTACTACTAATACTTCTACAATTTTTCCGTTAGTGACAATTGCTATTAGTTCTGCTCCAGATCCACTATTTGCAGTAATTTCTGGTTGTCTGTTATAATTTATTATATTTGAGGATCCGTAATTGGATCCACCATTCGATACAAAAACTGATTTTACTTCGCCCCTAAAAACAGGTTGAACTTTTGCACTAAAATCTTGATCAGTTCTTGTAGAAACGCCAATTACTCCAACAATTTCAACATTGATTGGGGTATAGTTAAAGGTATGTGTTCCAATTCCAGTTGATTGTAGTTCAACAAATTGATTTGTTTTATAATAAAAATCTATATTTGTAGATCCAAGACCAACTGGAGATAGTCTGAATTGATTATCTGTTAATTTAGTAACATAATAATTTGAATTATCAACTAAACCATCTGGTGGTGTATTTGATGAAGTGTATGTGACTATTTCTCCACTATCATATCCATGATTTGGCAAATCTATAGTATTACTATATGTGTTTATTCCAGTTACAGAAACACTTGTTTTTCTATTCTTATATCCACTACCAGGATTAATAACATCTATCTTAAGAATTTTTTTCTTAAGTGAATCTGCAACAAAGGAGTGATTGCCAGAACCATAAGAAGTTAAACTAATTGTGTTTACTCCAATAACTGCATCGTCTTTTGTCTTATGCAATTTGATATTGAGAGAGTCTTCAACATACACATAATAAGATGAGTTTGTGCTCAAGCCACCAACAGCAACTCCCTTATTTGTTTGATATATTACTTTTTCTCCATCTCTAAACTTATGAAAGCTGGAAAACCCAATAGTATTATTACTTAAGTTTACTAAAAGTGCAGTTGATTCTGGATTGAAATTTACAGAATGTGTAAATTCTGCAAGTTTAGCTTTTGCAATTGCACCAGATCCAGATCCACCTGTAATATTTACAACAGGTTCTGTTACATAGTCAAATCCAGAATCAATGACATCAATTCTTTCTAATCTACCTTCAACTTCACAGAATCCTTGTGCAGATGATCCTTGCGTATCAGATATAGTTAATAATGGGGGATTTATTACATCATAACCATCACCTTCAGCAACAACATCTATGTTTTCAATTGGTCCATAAAACACTCCATCTTTTGACTTATAGTTTAAAATTTCTACCCCATTTACTAATATACCAGTTGGACCAAACTCAGTGGTAGTATCATTATCCGTTTCTATAGGATTTGATATTTTTCTAATTAAATTTTGAGGTTTAAGTGTTTTGTTATAAAAATCTAAGTGAGTTAATCTATTATTGGTTATAGGTCCATTGCTATCTACAGTTAAGAAAATTTCTTTGTAAATATTTGGTCTACTTCTAGATAATTTTACTGTTGTACTATTTTCTCTCTTCACATAATAAATTCCATCATCAATTCCAAGAGAATTTGTAGCAGAGTTTGCAGAATAGTAAACGGCATCTCCAGTATAAAAATCATGATTTCCAATGATTAATGTGTCTCCAGAAAAAGATCCAGAAAAGAATATAGACTTATCTTCAATTTCTAGAGGTTGGCCAAAATAAGATGGTAAAGATGGAGAAGCTACATAAAGACTTTCATCAAAATCATAATAAACATTTTGTACATTTGTAGAATAAATGTTGGACTCTGGATAATTTAATGCATTTAACTTGGATAATTTTTTATTAACCTGATATTTTAAGTTCAGATTTAATTGCCCTTGTCCACTCACAACAAACTTGTTCAAGTTCTCTATGGATGAAACTTGACCTACAACAATTCCATTATTTGATTCAATAAAAATAAAATCTCCAAGAATAAAATTATGGACATCATAAGTTTCAAATAAATATGAATTATTCGATAGATCTACCAAAGAAATATTTTTTACATCATACTTTGTAGAGATATTATAAAACCAATTATTAAATTTAATGTTATCAATTTCTTTGCCTAAAGACTTTATTTTGATTAGATCTCCATCACCATAATACCTTGTCTGTTCATCAATTTGAAGTTCTGATAAAACACCAGTTACTCTTAATTTCACTGTCGTACTAGTATCAAGTCCAACATATCCATAAGCATATGCATCTATTCTAATATCAGTAAGATCAGGAATATTTTGAGTTACTCCAGAACAACCAAAAAATTGAGTAATAGACTTTGACTGGTAAGTTATACTTAGTTCTGTTTCATTTTCTAGCCTTACAATAAGATTTCCAGACTCAGGGAATCCTACAGTCGAGTCAACATCAATAGTATCTGATCCAGAAATTACTTCAGATACTATTTTTGTCTGTGGATGAATTGAAAATTTGCCAAAAACTGAACCACTTACATCAATATCCTTATCATAGTCATAATCTAAACTTAAAATATAATATTGTTTACTATCTCTTACAATTCTTTCTACATTTGTAACTGATCCAAAAGCTTTTTGAAAATTTTCAGTTTGATCTTGGAAAAGTGTTCTGTTTATTAATAGTTCCGGATCTCCATCAATAGATTCTGCAACGAGATCTCTGACTACACGGTACTGAGCATCTGATGGTTTAAATAGGTAGTCTCTCGGTTTAATAACCTCAACAGGTTCTCCATATAATGCTCCAAATAAAATGGTAAATGATCCATCAGTTCCTTTGGATGAATAGAAATCCTTAGCTCTTTGAATAAAGACTTTCTGATTTAAGTCAGCATCTAATGTTCTATTGTCAAATCCAGGTATTACTTGTCTCTTAAGTTTAGCAAAAAATTCTTTTAAGAACAGAGAACTTAAATTTTGTACTTTAGTTCCCGAAGTATGCTCTGATATTTCGGACTCAGAAAATACTAAGTGATCTGGTTTATTGCTATCATATAATGATGTAGTACCACTGAATCCCCTTACGCAACCAGTAAAAGAGGTTTCTGTTTTGCCAGTGTAGGTAATAATTTCAGAATCAATTTGAATTAGTCCATATGTATCTGGAAATCCGCTTGTTGATCCTACATTAATTTCAGTTTCAAAGAAACTTATGTCAGAAGAGAGTATTGTAGAATCAACTAGACCAGTAAGAGATTCTAATTTTAAATACTGGTCTATATTTTGAAGAATATCTACAGGGCCACCAGGATATTCTGTTGAAGAATAATATTGGGATAAAAACTCTGATACTAGTGGAAAATCTTCCTTTACAAAATTTGGAAGTTGATTTTCAACAATAGAACTGATTTTAACTCTCGTTTCTGACATATTTTTATAATCTTACTAGGGTCCCGTTAAGGTAGCTTGAAGTAGTCTGATAAGTTGAACCTGATGGATCGGCACCAGAAGAAATTTCATCCGATAACATATTTAACACACTTTTAGATGTGTCCAATTGTAGGTACAAATCCTGCAGTCCAATCACATCGTTTGATTTTGGAGATGTTGAAATTTCAATGATAGGATCTCCTCCAATTGATTTTGAAGTTGATGTAAAATTAACAGGATTTAGTAGTATTTCTCCCTTCACATAGTCTATAGTTCCAGCAGACTGTCTTACAATTTGTCCTTCAGTTTCTGATATCAACTGGAAAAAGAATATATTTCCATTGGTTTGATCCGCATTTGGAATATCAGACATATACAAAGTATTTGGATTTCCACTAATAGTAAATCCTGATGATTTTATATTATAACCATTTACATTTTTAATATGAAAAGCATTACCGAAACAAATTTCATATTGTACTATTTGATTTAATTTTGCAGATAAGTCTCTTCTAATTGCAAGTTTTGTAATATTTGATGTAACCGACTCATGACTATCATCTATTATTTTTTGAAACTTACTGTATTTAAATCTAGCACCATATCTATTTAATTCTGTAGAATCTGAGTAATTCTGAATATTTTGAGAAACGATAGTCTTTACATATTCAGGACTTGGAGCTAAGTTTGCATTGTAGTACACTGTAGAATCTGTCTCAACATACAAATATTTGAGGTCCATTATCTCTGGAACAATTCCAGCAACACTGTATTTTCTTAGTTCTTTCTTTAAATTATCTTTAATGCTATTAGGAACAAATGGACCATAAAATGGTTTGATGCTAATGAAAACCTTTCCAAACTGAGGAGGAACTAATTCTTCTCCACCAAAAACAGAAACCGACTCAGCCTCTGGATAAATTTTTGGAATCAGTGCCTCATAATCATTTGAGGTTACTGCTCGATTTTGTGATGCATAGATTCTTGGTGCATAATTTTTAATGGACTGGACAGACTCAATCTCCTTTCCACCCTCAGATACAATGTTTGTTGTAATTAATGAAACACCGTTTGTTACAACATTGCCATTGTTATCGAGTATTCTTCCATTAAAAATGAAAGAAGAAACACCATTTCCATCTTCTCCATTTGTGATGATGTAAGATGCTTCAATATAATTAAGATTCTCTAATTTTTCTCCAAAAATTCCATCTCCAAATATTAACTCATATCTTTGATCTTCTATTTCTTGAACAAAGAATATTCTTGATGTAGGAGTAACTTCAAAAATACTATCAGAAGCTAGAAACTTTCTGGAGATTGTACTTGCTTGACTATTTCTTACTGATACTTGTATTGAAGATGTATCTATATTTGCATTATCAAGAATATATCTTTGCGGTGGTGCGGGGTTTAAACTGTTTACCGTAAAGTTTGATGTTAAAAAAGTTCCCTCATAAACACTAATACTATCAAAAAATGCAATTCCATTTACTACAGGAACAGTAATATCATCAGGAACTGAGAATGTATAACTTGTATTTCCAAAAGAAGTTGAAGAAGAGCAGACTGTTCCTCTTTTTAAAGTCAAAGTTAATGGATTTGTCGAAAATCCAGTTGTATCGACAAAGAAAGATATATTTGCTCTTGCAGACTTTCTAGATCTTGGAACATAACCAATTGTTTTAGCAAGAGAAACAACATTCTCTCGAAGAGTAGCACCATCAATAAAAACCTCATTGCTAATCATATTAGCATTGTATGAGGATATGTAAGTATTATATGCTAATACATCAATTAGTACTGATAGATTAGATCCTTCAAAATCATAATCAGTAAAATTGGAGTTCGATCTCAGGTAATCCTTGATCGAAGTCTTGATTTGATCAAAATCTAGATTTGTAAAATTTACGAGTGCCATTTATCGAGTTGGCTGAAGTGCGAATGATAACTGTTGGGGTAGAACATCGATACCTACTATTTGATATCGAACTGTCACATTAAATTCTCCCTGATCATAATTTGGTACGACATCAACACCAAGTAAATTTACTCTTGGCTCATAATTATTGATAGTATTTTCAATTTCTTCTTTAATAATTGATGCGGAAATATCATCAATATTTTCAAAAAGACTTTCACTCACTTTAGATCCAAGAAATTGATTGAAAAATCTTTCTCCTGGAAGTGTTAATACCAAATTGCGAATAGAGCGAGCTATTGCACTCTCATTTTTGAGTGCAATAAGATCAGAATTTATTGGATTGATCTGAAACGACATGCTCAGATCCTTAAATCCTTGACTAACTCGCTCTAAAGGCATTTAGATGCTATAAATCTATCTTATTTATTCAGGTTTTTTGAACTCATAGATTGGTTCAGTGCCATATGTCCAGTCATCATAGTCTTCATCATTACGAATTCTTTCATGAATCTCATTTTGAGTCATAAAATCATGCTTTTTAGGTGTTAGATCATCATTTGCGATCTCACGAAGCATCTTTTGCTTCTCAATTTGGTTATCCCAACCATATTCACTTGACAAATACTGTGTTCCCCACTCATTTTTCATAAAGTTTTGGTCTTTATCGACTTTTTTAGTCATTTTTAGCTCCTGATTGATTAGAT